ATCGGATGAGTTGCTAGGGGTTTGTAATCATATAAATTATATAGGATTAGCTTTGCTTAAGAAAGTATGTCCAGAATACACTTCATATCTTAATAACGATGAGTTATAAGATAGAGTGTACTCTGCTTGGCAAGAAATTTCTAGATATGGAGAACCATGTGCCATATCGACAGATTTTTCATCACATGATTCGAATTAACATCCAGAATTCTTAGAGACTGTGGATAACAATATATGGAATACTTTACTACCACACATATATGATAAACTCTAATTACCATCCTCCTTATATAAGTAGACACTCTAAGGTTTGACAAAGCTAGATACTAACCTGAAATATAAAATGATGATAAGGAAGAAGATGAGGAAGATTTTTAAAGCGAAGATTTAAGGAACAGTTACATCAGGACATCCAACCAGAACAACTTTTGGTAATACATTGAGAGTCATCATGTATTACAAATTTTTGTTTTAAGAACTTAAAATAAAACATTTCAAGATGTTTGTTGGGGGTGATGACTTTTACTGTATATTAACGAAGACAGATGCAGAAACCCTTAAAAACAACATAGGCTTGTATTTTTCTAAAACTTAATAAGGGATGTTAGGGTTAGGTTAATGTGTTAGGAAAGTCAATATTTTGGGAAATAAAGTTGATTTTTTATCGAAAATCGGAGTTATACACCCTTCTAAATGTTTCATATTTAGATAATTTCCCAGAATAGCTTACTTATAATAATATTCTGCATCACCAGTTAAGGATTTGGAAGCTTTAGTTAAAGCTTTAACTTGTTCTCTATTTTGTTCTGGATATGATTTTACTTTCGTTAAAAAGATGTGTAAAAATTTAGGAGATCTTTAATAGAATATGTCATTAGCAAAATAATATTCCTTCATATCTTAATTTTTGAACATAAGTATGGCTACAATGTTGCACAGGAGTAGCGTTATTATATCCACTTAATTATATTAGGGAGCTGATGTGGATTTAATAGACGTGTCAAGCTAATTTGGAGATATGTCAGAGTTAGACAAATATCAAATAATAGGGTAAATTAATGATGCTATGGATAATAGGTTTGACTGGTTAAAACAAAATACATACAAACCAGTAGTAGCAGGAGGAGGAATGAATATTATAGCAAGGAGAACTAATTTGAACGAGGTTCAAATCGGGTCATCTTGTTTTTCTTAAAGTCTAATAAACTCTTAAGTGTAAAATATTCAATCTATTACTAAAGCAACATAAATTAAAAACCCAAACCAAGGAGGAAAGAGTGAGCCGTCTTCTATAAATAAGACAGTTGTTAAAGAACCAGGTAGTAAGATTCCTTAACAAATAATTGAACTACAACACATACGAGCTAAGAACTTTATTGGTTCTAGGAAAAAGAAGAATAATGTACCACAAATATCTAAAGATAAAGTTTAAAGCTTAAACGCTCTATAGAAAGAGATTTCGGATCTTAGAGTTAATAGAAGGTAGAAAACTTCTGAATAACAAAGGGTGAAAAGAGCTATGAAAAACAATATTTCTTAATAAAAGAAAGATAAAGTTACATATTAGTAGTAGTTTTCTATGAAGAATATGGACTATGATAAGTATAAGAGAATGGTGTTATCACCTTTCAATTCTTAAGCTGTAAGAGCTCCATCTAGTTTCTTTTAACCTACTTCTTTGCTAACTTATAGATTGGAATTTGATTTCACACCAGGTACAGGCCATGGAGCTATTGTGGTTAATCCACATTGTTTCTCGTAATAACAAATTAGTAATGGATTTTCATGGTTTAATGCGAA